ACGACCTTCGTACCCTGGCTAACGACCGCGTTGGTCTGAATCTGCTCAACGAGTTCGCTAGCAGGCTCAGCTTTGACCTTGGTTGACCGCGACGCACGTTGACGGGCCACGTCATTGTTTCCGTCCAGCGCCCTGTCGCTTAGCCCACACAGGTCCAGAACCTGGCGCGTTAACTCGTAGTAAGTGGCCGCGCCGAAGTTCCTCTCGGCTTTGACATATGTCTTGGTCAGCGGCGCAATCCAGTCTCGACCGCTAAGTGTTATCTCGGTAGCTCCACCACTGGACGCGCAGTTGATATCTTCGACCACCCCGAATTGGACCCGGGTCTTGCCGACGTACAGTTCAGCAACGCTACGAGGCGATATCTTCTTGAGCAGTTGAGCCGCCAAGTCACCGCTGCCCAACGTCACACTAAACGTTGACGGCTGGGCCATGATGCCGCTCGTTATGTCGTACTTGACATATTTTGTCAGCGTGCCATTAATCATCAGTCGAACGATATCGTCCGTGCTGCCGATTTCGGTGTTTGCGTTTACGGGCGGCATTAGATTCCAGGCCTTGTCTCGTAGTACCTGACGTCGGTCCCCATCGGTATCGCGTACGGGTCGGCGAACGCGTTCAGTGACAGTATATCGCTAGCCTTCTCGCTATCACCATAGAGCCAGACCGCGACCTGTCCAATGTCCATTAGCCGAGTCGTTTTGCGGTGTTTGAACCGCATCCCGGTTTGCTTCTGGTCCTTGTAGAAGGCCGCGGTCTGTGCCCACAACTCAGTCAGTGCCTCAAGCGCGAATGCGTTACGTGGATTGGACAGCTCGCTAACCTGGTCAGACAGCGAATTGAACATTGACAGCGCGGACTGTAACTTGGACTCGACCAAATTCGAGTACAGGTCAATCTGGTCTTTGTACGCAAGAACGGACGCGACAGCTTCCGATGCCATGTCCCAGTACGAAGGCTTCGGGTTCAGTGAGTTACCGGCAACCTTGAACGATTCAAGCGCGGGAGCTAACCCCTTGCTCGAAACGAAACTAGCCGCTAGGAGGCGCGCGTTTTCCTGGTCCTCGATAAAGTTCCAGGACACCGACTCCCCAGAAACGGACTTAGCCGGATTGAACTCCTGCTCCCACTGAGTCGCCATCGCCCTCATCTTGCCCACGGTAGGCAGGATGAGATCAGCGGTCTTTCCCGAATCGAATATGTCGCGCAGTTGCGATAACCGTTGCGGCCAAATCCCCTCGTACTCGGGCGGGATTAGGTTGTCCTGGAAGCATGGGATGATTTCGACCTTGTACAGGTCGCGGCCCAGTTTCTCAACCGCGGCCCCTGGACTATGCGGATAGACGTGCTCATGATTTCTCATAGCCCCCTTGATTCTGCAGGACAGAATGGGGAACCGGATGCCGTCGAATGAGCACGCCTTGGTTACTCGTGATGCTGCATAGGCCATGGTTAACCACCAACGCCAGATAGGTCACGCCACACACTGCCGGTAGACGCGCCACCGGATGCAGATGTCATTGTCGGCATATCGTCAAAGTTATTAATTCGGACGTTGATAGGCGCGCCAGTTAGAACCTGAACCATTGCATGAGCAATAGAATCGGACGAGATACCCTGACCTTTTCCAGCGCTGAATCCAACGCCAGCACCGGCCAGTTCTTGAGCGTTGCGCTGTTGTTCGGTCCCGCGAAGGTTACGTGATTCGTACTCTTCCTTGAGCTTAGCAATAGCGCGTTTTGCTTCGGGGCTAACGTTGCCGGCTCCGGGCAGTGTGTTACCAGTCAGTTTGTTGTCGGCCTCAATTATCTTCTGCTGCGCCTCGCTGAACGCAGTCTGGCGAGCTAGCGGGTTCTCGGCTTCGTTTATCTTCTTGGCGCCTTCGAGTTCAAGCTCGTTCATTGTCTTTACCCGAGCCTGTTCGTCAGCTCGTCGACTTGCATCGGCCAGTTTCAGCAACGCAGTCGTGGTCTCGTATGCCGCCACCCCAACCGCTACTAGGGCCAAAGCTGTCGCTGTCCCACCAAGTAATCCCTTACCAGCAAATGCCCCAGCTGGCCCCGCCCCCCCGGCTCCGCCAACACCGCCGGCTCCGCCGCCGAGCATAGACACAGCCGCTCTGTCCAAGATGGCTCTGATGCCAGACTCAATGCCGGCGCGAGCCACGGATGCCGTCATGGCTAGCACGACGGCCTGGAACGGATTCCCCGCTGCCCAAGTGACGAGTGACGAGAACTTTTCGGCTATCTGCAGTACAACCGGTGCGAGCTTTTCTAGCGCAGGCATCAAGTTGTTGCCGAGCTTCTCCGTGGTCTCATCGAGCTTTTGCTGGAACCTGTTAGCCGTAGCCTCGGTTGTGTTGGCCACTTCGGCTAGCATCTTCTTCTGAGCTTCAGGGTCGAGCGCCGCGGTGAACTTCTTAAATTCAGCATCAATCGCCTCTAGACCAGCCTTGCCTCCTCCGGCTTTCATGAATACGTTACGAAAACCTTCCGGGCCCTTGGCGCCCATCACGTTACCCCACATTTTCTTGAAGGCAATCTGCGGGTCTTTCGATACCGACGCAGCAACGATTGAGTCCTTTACGATGTCAGGGATAGCGCGAAGCTGACCAGTCTTTGCGTCGTAAATGTCCGCGTGTTCGCCGGTCATCCCGGCCTTTTTGAATGCGCTACGGAACGCACCAACACGAGCCGGGGTCTTGAGTGTGTTGACCATCGCGGCCGTTGCTGTTGCAGCCTGCGCCGCATTACCAGCGCCGCCATAGCGACGAGCGATTTGCGTGGCGGCCAACAGTTGTACAATGGTTTGGTCTGCGGGCGCTCCGAATGCTCCAGCCTGTGCCGCGATGCGGGGGACGTAACGGGCCAAATCCTTGACCTCAACCGCGCCTCTTTTGCCCTGCATTGCAGCGACGTTCATCAGCATCGACATCGTTTTCTGTCTCTCAACGCCCTTCAATTCGTCGGGAAGCTGAGCGGAGATGTCTGCCGCTGCCGAGGCTGCCGCTTCAAGGTCAGTTCCAGATGCGCGAGCCATCAACCCAATGTCACCGATTACGGTCTTGGCTGTTTCAAGGTCACCGGTAACGTCGGTGAACTTGGCCATGGCTCCCATGACCTCTTCCTCGCCTTTGAGGCCGAGGCGCGCGGCTTGCTCTTTCGCGACCTTCCTTAGCTCCGCTGCCGATATCCGCGACTCAAACGATTGCGCGTCAGGGTTCCAACCTTGGTTCGATAGCGCAACTGCTGCTGATTGGCGTTCCCTAGCCTTCGCGATGCCACCGGACAGGGAGAAGTCCACCCCTGCTCCTCGCGCCACATCGAGCCCTATGCGCTTCATCGTCCCAAGTGCACCCTCTGGTGGCGGGAAGAAAAAGCGCGTCGCACGGTGGCTCGTACGCGTCGCAAACCGGTCAATCTCGCGGTTGGCCCGGCTCGACTCCATCATCCGTGTCCGAGCCATCTTGCGCTCGGATATCTCGGCCGCCCGTTCCTCGCTCCGGTATTGCGACATCAGTGCCGCGGACCGTTGCCGTTGCAGGGCAGCTTCGGCTGCTGCGCGGCGGGACGCTTCCCTTACGGTAGATGCGGTCCGCTGTCGTTCGGCTCGCTCATGCTCGGCCACCTGCTTGCGTTCTGACGCGGCCTGTAGTCGTTCATTGTACGCGATGGCCTTAGCAAACTCACGCCGCCCCGGCCCGTATACGTCACCGCCACCTGCTCCTCCGCCACCAGAACGCGTTGATGCACGTTGGGCGCGCTCGGTTTTCTTCTCGACCTCGCCCATGACGACATCGAACGAGCGGTCTAGTACCGCGCCAACTCTAACAACGATGTCGTTTGCCATAGCGTTTCAGTCAGTCAAAGGTAACGGCTAGCGCGCTGATATGCGCCTCGGGAGCGACCTGGGATAACCAGGATTTTACGGCGTCGCGGCACTGTTTGGCATCGGCTCCGTACGATTCTGCGGCAACGAACACCATCTCTAGCCTATCATGCGCGTACGATAGCGATTGGCTAGACAACCACTGCCAATACTCGCACCCTGGCAACGCGCGCAAGACCGAGCCGACGGTCTCGTTAAAGCGGAACCCACCGCTACGGGCAGGAGAAATGGTAATCTCGACTCGACCCCAGCATTTGATTACAGCCATCAGTCCCCGCCTAACTCCGTACGAACAAAGTCGAGATAACGTCGAACGCGCGACGCCTTCGTCGGGTCTCTATCCGCCAGTTCGTCAAGCGCGCCATTGAGCAGCATGTCGCACGTATCAACGATTTCCTCGTCGGTCGACTCGCTGAATATAGGCGACATTTCGACCGTTAGCTTCTCAATCTCGTCGAACAGCCACTTTACTGTCTGTTCCGTGAAAGCTATCGGGATAAGGTCATCGGGGCACGAAAAGAAGTCGTGCGGTCGCCTCGTGTCGCGCGGGCTGCAGATTGAGCGAGCTACCGTCGTGACTAGCAGCATGTTCTGCGCTGCGATTTGCGAGTCGAGTTCGTTACTGATTGCGTCAGTGGCCGCTTTCATCGCAAGCTGGCGAATGACTTCCTGGTCTTCGATAGACAGGAGGCGTAGGCCAACCTGAATCGGATTCACTGGACGGTCTTCGAACTTAGACGCCCAATGCGTATCGTTAATGATGACGACCTTGCGCGGAGGAGTCGGGACAGACTCGGCCGCTTTATCGAATGCGCTTTGCATCACTTGCCCTTACTTGGCTTTTTTGATGGCGTCTTGTTCTCGCTCGTTCCACTTGTTTCTAAAGCAGGCGAACCGGTGAAGTTGTCCTCGAGTGAGCTCAATGCTAGGGCGGCCATACAACGCGCAAAGCTCAGTACTGTACCGATACGCCACTTCGCTAAAAAATCGGCATCTTCCACAGATTTCTTAGCGGTTTCGTATAGTTCTGAATCGCGTATGGTGAGAGCTTGCGGATTTACCTCGTCCTGCCAGCATTCCTGCCGTTCGCGAAGATACAGAACGATGTCGTCCGTCATCAGCGGTGACTTGCGAATTGCTTTTGCCGCTTCCTCTAGACTGTCCCCAAAAAACAAAAGAGGCGCACGCCTATCCGAATCCGGATCGACGCACGCCATAGCGACAGTGTACACAGCGAGAGACTGTGCGTATACCGCCGAGCGCTCTACGTCGTCACCGGATGCGCCCTTGCTCACCGCATGAGCGTAGGCAGCCGATAACACATCTCCGCGTTCCTCAGGTGTGAGGGCGCGGACACCTACCATTACTTTTACCGGTTCATTTCCATCACGTGCCGCAACCTGTTCTGGGGTGTCCGGTTGGACGCCGTAGGGTTGCGTGGTTAGGGGCAGCTCAATTATTTTGAGCGCCCGAAACCCGGTGAGGAGATGTTCCGGTAGACTGTTAAACCGCATGACGTACCTCGCAATCGAGATGACCGTCAGCGGCGGTCGGTAGGTGACTGGTGACACCGAAGCGCGCGGTGTCTTAAAGCGTCCAGTCCCGCTTATCCCAGGAGGAAACTAGTTAGCCAGTGAACGTTGGTGCTCCGCCTTCGAAATCGTAGCTACCGGTTGCTTTACCAGAGGCAAAGTCGGCGCTAAGTTTTCGCGAGGTGCACCACATACGGTACTCTTCCAATTGGCCATCGATGACGCCGCCTGTAATCTTGAGCGGCGTATTGTTGAGCAGAGCACGAATGAATTTCTTAGTGACCGAGTTGCCACCAAAAGTCGTAATCGTGTTCATCGTGATCTTGGACGTCGCGATACCTTGAGCGCGTCCCACGACTCCCTCAGCGGTGATTTGCAGTTCACCAGGGGCGTCGTTCGTGATATCGAAACTTTGACCGGTTGCAACCTTCACGCCGTCAGCGTAGATGTTCCAAACCTTAATGATTTCTTGCGCCATGTCAGGTTATTCCTTACGCCGCTTGCTGACGGACGCTGATACCGATTGAATGCTGTTGTTTGCGGACCACGAGCGGTACAGCGCAAACGAGCGCGTTACGGGTGTTGTCGTACTCGACGTCTGGCAGATTCAAGTCAACGTCTTGCACCCAGTTGTCGACTTCGTGCTCTTTGAGAATTCCGTATATGACAGACTTCCAGCGGCTCGGAGTTGCAACACCAACTGGCGGGTCCGATTCCGAACCAACAGAGTCCGCGCCGCAGTACGGGTTGCCGGGCTTAAATACGCCGGTCCATTCCGCGCCGAGTTCCTTGCTGATTCGGTCGGGAACAATTGCGTCGCCCCAGTCTAGGCAGCGGTAGTCGGGAGAAGCGCCGTTTAGGCAATGCGACACGATGCCGCGAACGATTACGACGGTTCCGTTCTTCTCGGTCAGCGGCGTCAGACCACTATTGAGCGCAGCCTTGAGCGTCGCGTGCAATGCCTTATCAGCCGCGTACACTTGCGGTACGATGCCAGGAACAGGCGTGTCGTCGTAGTTGTAGTTGGGGCTAGTGGGCTCAATTACCGCGCGAATTGCCCCAACACTTGCCGCGATTTCGGACGGGTGCGTTTCGCAGTTCTCATACCAGACAACCGTCGAGCGATAGTCGTTCAGCGTTGTCTGCGATAATGCGCTTGCGGTAACAAGCGTGCCAGTGTGACCGAAGATGGCATGCTCTAGATGCGCAATCGTGGGCCCAGCTTCGGAGCCCATATGAGCTTCGACTAGACCGGCATTCGTTGCGTCAATCTGAGCAGGCGCGATATAGTCGAACGTGTCGCTCTTGAGCAACGCGATTACGTTGGCCAGGCTTTCCGTGCCCGTTCCACCACTAAGCGGGACGAGTCGGTCGTGTAGCGCGGTGCCACCGGTAACGGCCACGGTAAGGCCAGCCGGAGCCTCTGAGAGGTCCCAGTAGACCAGGACGGAATTGCCTTGGGTGCCTAGGTTGGTCGCGGTCAGCGTGCTTGTAGCACTTGTTCCGGTTGCAGCGGCTAGGCCATTGACCAGCGCGTTGCACTCGGTCCGGAATGTTGCGGCAGCGTCCGTGGCAATCTGCGTTGCGCCAACGGGAACCTCGAAGTAGTCGCCACCGACGCGGACCTTAATTGCGCCTGATGTCGTCCAGCTTCCACCGATTACGAATGTTGCCGTAGCAGCAGCAGCTCCGGCGGCGGGCGCAGGAGGAGCGGCGTACAGATTGACGCCAGGAATGTTAAGCGCCGCCAGAGCCTGACGACAAGCCGTCGAGCCAGCGCCGAGCTTGGTATACGCTTCAGCCGAGGAATAGATCGGAACGATGTCCTGGTCGACAACGGCCGAGCCAGTGGCGAGCTTGGTCCCGGTAATAAGCAGTTTGACCGGGAACGAGCCAACACTCAGTCGCCCAGTACCGAATACGGTCTCGCGGTATGCGCCGGGGACTTTATCGTCTGACGTCCAGCCTAGAATGACAATGGAGCTCATTTAGTAGCTCTCCTTTGGTTACTTTTTGCCGCTCTTGGCTGGTGCCGTTGCGGTGGTGTCTTGTGGATTGCGCTCGTCTTCGAGCTGTTGCCATGAGCCTGGACCGTGCTGAGCATCGAACTCGGCAACGCGTAGCTTTCGGTGCGCCTCGATTAGGTCCGCTGCCGAAGTGAAGCCTTTGAACCCGAGGTATGCGGCGGTCTTCTCATCGCCGGGGAACAATTCATTCGGAGCCTTCGCGGTTCGGTCGCGGTAATAGGCCGTATTTGGCACCTTCACCGGGTTAGGATTGAACACCCATTGGCGCTCCCACGTTGGTGCCTCGGTAACCTGTTCGTGCTTGCCAATCTTGCGGATTGAACCGGGCGCAATCAACGTGGCAATGAGTTCCGCGCCAACGAAACCGAGCGCGGGGTTGTCCTCGGCTGGGTCTCGTCGGCAGGCTCCACACGGTCGACCTTCGGCGTCAATGGCTGCCCAGGGATTGGCAACCAGCATTAGAGTTTTGGGCGCTATCATTTAGTGAGTCCAAACTGAGCGCAACTCGGTAAAATTACCGTGCAGCTCTTGAATGAGTTTGATTCGCGCCCAATCTCCGGCGCGTGACATAAAGTGAAATCCGGCAGTGCCATGGTGCCAGACTCTAGTTGCGAAGAAGACGTCGCCGCCTTCGTTTTTCCAACGCAGCGCGCGACCACGACCAACCACGTACTCGTGTGGGCCTTTGCCGCGACCGCGACGTGTTTGCCCTGGCATGAGTGAGGACACCGGAGCGTTGTACCCAGCCTTTGGGTAAATCCAGTGCGGCTTGGTAGGCTCTTCAACGTAGATTGCGTACGGTGTCGCGGCGATGACCTTGTTGAAATAACCGCGATTTTGCCAGCCAATCTCAACGAAGCTTATGCTATTGCGCAACTGGCCAGTCTTGTCTTTGAACTCGCCCTGTTTGGCCTTCTCGACCATGACCTTGGACGCGTTGTTGACCGCGCGCATCATGTCGTGTTCGATGGCAGGGAGCGATGCGGTTATCTTGCGGTGAAGCTCGGTAGTGTCAAACGTTACTTTGTGCATCGCCGATACTCGACTGATGTATTCGAGCCAGCAAACACAACGCGTCCGATGTGCCAACTTTGAGCATTCTGTTTAGGCCAAGCACAGACGAAACCGTCGCGTTATTGTCACCGTCGAGTTCTAGGTTACGGAACGATGAGTCACTGTGCTTGCGCTTAGGAAACGGTCGCTCATATTTGATGCTCGTCTTGCGGTATCCGAATTGGTCTAACATTAGGCGAGTCCTAGCGTGTCCCATGGAACACCGTTAACAGATGGAATTGCGTCACCATCGACTTGAGGTAGACCAAGCGCGGCGCTCGTGTTGATGGTCGGGTCGGCTTGGTACTGCTCCCAAATCGTGAACATGCACCGGAGAGATGGGTATTTGCGCGGTTCGGCACCAAGCATCTCAATCGTAATCGTGTAGTCGTCGAATACGAGGTCGCTATTTTGTAGCGGCTTCATCAGGCCGAGTTCGTTGCCGATATGCGAGCCGCGCCAGGTCGAAGTCGTGTCGGTGTCGCCGCTCACAATCCAAGTCGGCACTCGCCCGCGGATTAGACCGGCGAACATTGCTGACTCAATCGCCATAAAGAACGATTCGCGAGCCGCCTTGTGAACCTGAACCGCGACCGGTGGAATCCATAGCACTGCGAGCTTGCACTCACGATAGGCCATCCCATCGTTTACGTATACGAGCTTACGGTTCTTGTCGTCACGGAATACAGCCAGCGAACCGTCGCGTTGTGAAACGAACGTGTTGTCCGACGGGTCGTTGGTCGATACCTTGCCGCAAACGTCGGTACCAGGCGCGAGCTTATTCCAGGCATCTGCACAATAGTAACGAAGCGCGGCCTGTAGATACTCACCTAGCGTTTTTCGTAATGGGTCGCCGACTGGTTCCTCGGCGCCGACTGGAACTGTCTGGTTACCGAGGAGGTCTGCCATTAGAAATCACCGCCGTTATTGGTTCCGTCGGCAGCGCGCAAGAATATACGCTGGCCACCATCAACGACTAGGCCGCCAACGTTTAGCGGCTCTTCCATCGTTGGGGAGTCGACCATTTTAAGCGTCGCTTCCTGAATCCGCGTCATCGTTAGTTCGGCCTGGTCATATGCCGCGCGACGCTTCGGTTCTTCGCCGTAAGCGCGAACGTACTCAGGATGGCGGTCGAACGCGATTCCGATGGCGTAATTCAGTTCAGCATCGACCAGCAAGTCCGAAACATAACTGTCCGTGCTAGCCGGTATCTTGGTATAGTTAGTACCTAGCCAAGATATGCACCGAATATGCGCCCTCCGCAGCGTAAGCAACACGGGAGCGGAGGCGTCAACCTCGATATAGCTCCCGCATTGCTCGTCATCAAACAGCGCCATGTACGTGGGCGTCGAGAGCGCGTTGCGTAGGTCGGCTGCTGTGATTAGCGGAGTTGACATATCAATTAGTCGCGGACGATTTCAAACGTCGAGTCGTCAAATGCGCCGATTTCTATTCCTGGCGCGAAGTTCGTACGAGTCTTAAGGGTGTCACCGTATTGGTTCTGTTCCTCTTGACCGACATACTTGACCATCTTGTAGCCGTCGATAACGCGGGATGGCTTGCCGTTCGCCGCCAAGAATCGCTTGATAACGTTCTCTGGAACTTCGGCGACTGGACCTTCTAACGGCTGCCCTTCTCGGTCTATACCGCGAGCCTCGAGATATACATCCTCGGGGTTCTGCCGTTCCGCCATTGCTTCCGGAATGGTGTCTGAGAGCGACCCGTCGGATAGCCGCCACATGCGACCAATGAGCATTCGGCCACAGCCGGGCTTCATGCGAATCTTGACTGTCTTGACTTTAGCGGGTGTCGCCGCTTGTGCTGGTGCTTGAGACATTAATTGGTTTCTCCTGGTTGGTTGATACGGCTCAACCGGGCCACGATACGGGGCGGTGCGCAACTACCGCCCCGTTTGCTTATTACTGGTAAGCGTTAATCAGCAAGTTGCCGATATAGGCGCTGGTCATCTTCTCGGCATCCGAGTGCGTTAGCACCATTTGGACGCCACCGAGAGGACCACGGTACTGGTTGAAGAACTGGCGAACAATGAATCCTGGACCACCAGCGGGAAGACCCGACGCGTCCGGGATATTCGTGCCGCCCATCGTCCAGCGGAACGTGTACGAGGTAGCAACGTCCTCCTGGTCCATAGGAGGAATCTGCTCGGGTTGACGGAAGAGAATAACGTCGTTGCCCCAGATGTACTTGAGCGCTCCGGTGCTATCGATATACTTCATCTTGGCCACGTAAATCGTGGGAAGCTGAAGCAGTGACATCAGCTGGTTCTCGGTGAGCATACCGGGAGCAGAGCCGCTATACGTGTAGTACGAGCGAACAGCCGGGTTACGCCGCATCGCGTTCCAGATGTGCTCCGGGATAATCGCGCCAGAGATACGGCCGTAGCTGGTCTCTTGAGCGTTATTGATATCCTTTACCGGGTCACTGAGCGAACCGTTGTTCCATTGGTAGTTGGCAAGCAGCGTGGTTGCGCTGTTCCAGTTACCCGAGGTGCGAGCCATCGAAGCAACGCGAATCTCGCGCTCAAGTAGCGCGGCATTCACCATACGGCGAAGCGTTCCTTGCTTGATGCGGAGTGGCGCGTCTTGGTTGGCCTCGACCTCAGTCGGAACGAACCCGCCAACCGCACGGCTAACGGTCTTGTAAATCGTCGAACCGAACCGGGGAATAACCTCGTTCGTTTGCGTGCCACCAGCGCCGAGGATGGGTAGAGCGCGTTGATATGCATCTTCCTTGGCATACTGGTAGTAATAGTCGCTCTGCTTCGCAACAATCAGCGGAGGGCTAAAGACGTCGGCAACGGGGCCTTCGTTCTTGTAGCCGCTGATGAAGTTCGGCATCGCGCTCGGGATATGGACGTCGGCAGTACCGATATCCAAAGCCTGTACGCGCTCGTCTAGCGTCGCATTCGACAGCGCGATAACGTCGCGCGCCTGAGCGAGCACACGGTCGCGGTCCTTGGCAAAACCGTTGTCCGCAATGGAGCAGGCGGTCGTGCGATACGATGCCGCGGCTGCCATTTGACCGAGCAAAGCGTTTTGCTCCTTGGTCTTGGTATCTTCCATCGGAGTCCACTTGCCGACGGAATTGCCGTACGTGTCAAACACGTGCCCAGTGGTGATGTCGATATGCGTGGGCTGGGCGCTGAGGGATTGACCGGGAGCGGGTTCCGCGTGAGAAAGCGGGACGATGTTAGTGTCAGTCATTTTCTAAAATTCTCCGATGAAAGTCTTTGCGATTACGCGTCGGCCGCGGTCGAGAGCAGGACGGGGATGAGGTCCGTGTCGGCGCCGGTTGCCAGCGCGATACCGAGTTGGTTCTTTCCGGCGGTATGAGTCGCGACACAACCGGTGTAGCCGGTCGTAACGCTGTTATCGACGACCGTGCCAGCGGTGACGGCGCCCTTGCATTTGGCGAGCGTCACAGGCCCACACGGAATCATACGTCCGCTGCCGAGAGCGGGGATAATCGTGCGCGTAACGCCGATGATAACCGAGGGGTTCGTGGTATCAGTGGGGAGTGTGACCGCGAGCTCATTTTTGGCCAGCGCGTTGTCCATGATATTGGACGCGTCCACGATTACGCATTGATACGCGGCAATGTCGGTCGTCGTGCTCGTGTTGTAGACCGCGATAGAGGTAAGGTCGGGTTGCTCGGCGACCTGAACGTTAGTAAGTGCCATTTATTGATTCCTCGGTTACTTGTTTAGGGCTCGCTGAGCCGTGCGGAGCATTAGGTCCGCTTTGGATGTTGCTGCGCCGAGTGACAACTTGTTGCCGTCCTGCGCCATCAGTTCTTTCGTCAGTCCGTACAGGCCAAGGGCAACGATTCGCTCGTCCTCGCTCGGCTTGGGTTCCTCGACCACGGGAGCAGTGTCGGCCTCTACTCGTCCACCGGTTAGGTTGAGAAGCAGGTGCTGCTTGTCGGGCTCAACCGCGGGGTACGTTGCGCGGAACGCATCGGGGGTCGCCTTGAGCATCGAAAGCAGGTGCGGTCGGAGTTCCTCGGTCAGGCCCTTCGTGTCCTTGTAGGTCAGGATTGCCGCGTCCACTTCGGCAGACAGTGCGCTTTCATTGGCCACGTTGGCGCCGTTCTCAAGCTCGGCGTTGCGAGCCGATAGGGCGCTAACGGTCGCTTGCAGTTCGGCAAGCTTCAGGGTTAGCGTCGCCAGTTCGGGAGACGGGTCTACAGAGGCCACGCTTGCCGCTGTGACGGTTGCTTGCTCGACAACCGGGGGTTTATCTGTAGCCGGAGCATCGGGCGCCACGGTGGCTTCTACGGTCGTTGCTGGTACGCTCACTGTTTCGATTCCTTGTGCGCTAGCCGCGGTCGGTGCCGCAGAAGCTTCGGTACCCGGGATTGGACCGTGGGACTCTTCAAAGTCAGGCATGTCGTGCTGGTCAAGGTACGCGTCCATTAGCTCGTCGATGATATCGAGAATGGCATACCAGTCCATGCCGGCGTGGGCATTGACCATGGTTCGCATCGGCGCCATGTACTTGCCCAGGTCAACGCCTTCATGCTCGCCCATCCCGTCACCGTCAACAGCGTCCAGATGCTGCCGGAGCATACCGAGATGGTCAGCCACGGTTTGCGCGGTGGCCAGCTCGTGAAGCCCCAAAACGGACTTGAGTTGTGGAAGCATCGCAAGAGCGGAATGGCAGCCGTAAGCGGAACTAAGCGCCTGGCCTTCGGGGATTTCGGTAAGGGTCATGATTCCAGTTGGTGCATCGGAGGCGCCGTCGATGCTTGCGGCAGTTGGTTGGGCCATCTGGGAAATGAAAGGCCACTGGGTCAGGGCGATACTCGTTATCATCGCGCCGATTGGCTTGCCCGTAACGCGGTCCTTGCCATTCCAGTCGATGACCGGTGATACGCCCTGGTATTGATCGGACTCGATGTACTGGCGGGCGAGCGGCTTCCATTCGGTCAGAGCAAACAGTCGCGAGCCTTCGCGGCGAAAGTCGTAAGCCCAACCCTGAGCGGGCTTGCCAGTGTTCGGCAGGTTCCCGCTATTGGCCGGCATCGCGCTGATGTGCTCGAAGTCCCACGGGATGCGACCGAAGCCTTGACCGCGGAAGTTTGCGATCATCGTGTCGAGCGTTTGCTCCGTAATCTGGAACGCGCCCTGGGGATGGCCAGCCCAAGCACCTGTTCTCGCTACCTGCACCCAAACGCGCTTAGCTTCACCTTCTCCCTCACCCATCGACAGAGCCGAAGCTTTGTCAATGGGCAGGATGGTGTACAGCTTACCGTCCTGGTAGTACGCGTTCGTGTTCTCAGGCTCGGCGCTTAGGTGATGGTGGACAGAAGTCGACGAGCCGTCCGGATGCGACAGTCTGAACCGGAACACTCCACGGCCGAGTGCGGAGTTCTTTTTCGACATGTCCTCGCCGAACCGTCGCTGTGCCGCCCGGATACGCCGTTTGATAGACGCGTACTTGCCGGGTGACATTGAGCCCTTTTGCTGCTCAAGTCGCGCCATCGCGTTGTCGGCGCGTGCCTTGGTGTCGACCGGATATTTGCGTTCTGCAGGGTCAGCGAACTTGCTCGTCGGAAGCGCTTTGCGTTGGCGCGTGGTAATCTTTGCCATCTGTTGGCCCTTTGATTTGGCGCCAATCGCGCCGGGAATGTGAACTGCGCCTTCACCGATATCGAGCGCCTGGGTCATTCGTACAGGTTCAGCGTGGTGACGGTCGTTGATGTGCTCGAGAACTTTACCCGATAGATGTCAATCAGCTCATCGGGCCCACCTGATACGACTGGTACCGTTACCGAGCGGCCCGAGCCGTCGACGATAACGACGTTCCCGGTCGACGTTGGGCGCAGCATGCGGAACGGCTCGTCGCATCCACCGCGACGCGGGCAAGCCACGTCTGTATAGCCGAATGTCCAAGCTCCCGATGTGTTCGCCTGAGCGCCGACCGTGATACCGGTACAGGTGTCGAGCGGGTTATTCCCAACGTACGTCAGTGCGCCGTCTGCGCTCGTCACTGTCGCCGTGCTGGTCGCAGTCTTACCGTCACGCGTGCCACTGAAGATGATAGTTGACCCGACTACGTACGAACCCGCGTTAGATGACGCCACTGCGATCGGATACTGGCTAACCCCAACTAGTCCGGATGGAGCCGGCGTGGAGACATCGGCAGTTACAGTCGAACCGTTTAGCGCCGCTCCGGCATATATCGCACCGGATGCCGAAGTCGCAACGGAGGTCTTGATGGCCGTCGCCGCAAGCACTGTATTAGCAGTCAGCGGTAAGATTGCCGGAGAAACGGCTAAATCGCCCAGTCTCATAGTTTATTCCTATCTAGAGTGTGCCGTTTCACCAGTTGAACGATTACCAGTTACGCGCAGCCCAATCGAGCGTGCTAATGTCAGCGGTGTTCGTGGTTCCATCCGCGGCTTGGGCTACGATGGTGATTGCTCCGGTGCCAACCTTGCCCGCGGTTCTGCCGGCAACCGGTGCCGCATATCCACCAGTGGTAGCCGTGCTCGTATTGGCGGTGTTACGCGTCAATGTGACTGGCGACTTCGTTGTAGACAGAAGGAACAACCCCTGAGACGCCCCAAGCGTAACGGTTCCAGCTACTAGAGTCGCCGTTCCGCCAACTAGACGCGGGTACAGAGCTGGGTCATCAGTGCCAACTACCGAGCCCTTTGCGCACGTGCATTTCCAGGACGAGCCAGCGAGTAGCGTTCCCTCGGGGCCAGCCTCAAACACGGTGCCAACGGGAATCACCTTGGCCGCCGCCCACCAAGCCGGACGAGTAAGCGGAGCGGTACCGGACACCGTTCCTACTGTATAGGGACCGTTCTGTGATGCCGTGGTCTGATTGGTAAGCAGCACAACGTCACCGGCCGCGTACGTGATACCGTTCTGCGATACCGTAAACGCCGCAAGGTTAGCAACGTTCGCTAAGCAGACGCCGCGAACTTGGTAGTAAGCGGTTCCAGCTTGCAATGCGGTAATCTCGGTACCGGCCGTGGTAACATTCAATCGATAGTCGCGAACGAGCGTGTCGAGCAGTCCGAGTTGAGCTTCGGATTTAACGGAAACGGCAGTGGTCATTATAGGCTGTCCTTAGTCTTTTGATTGTCTTGGGCAGCCACAGCGGGCGCCTTCTTGTTGGTAATCGGAACCAGTTTTGCTGGTGGCTTCTGAGCGCCGTCAACCGGAGCGTTCTCTTCTGGAGGGTTCGGCCCGGCCTTTGCTGTAACGCATCGAGTGCGCCGGCCAACCTCGTCGTCCTTCTCAAGAATCTTGAGGTGCGTCCGTGTCGATAAGTCGTCCATGTCAACCGGGATATCCATCTCGGTTGCCTGCACAGCCATCGCCATCAGCTCTTTAGGAGTCGGTAAGTCGCCAACGTTGCCAATAATTCGAGGGGCAAACCGTCGGCTTAGACCGGGATGGTTCAGTGACAACCACGGAACCGCCATATACTCGCGCATCGTGTCGCACAGTGCGCCGACCGAGTACTCGAGAATCTTCGACGTGTTCTTGTCGGCCACCTCAGCAGTTGCAAGGTTGCCATTCGCACCCGGTTCAGTCGTAAAAGCCTGGCCCAGCAAAGACTTCGCTATCGACTTATTGAGGAACCCAAGGAATTCGGTAGCGGACATTGCCGCGGCCGCTTTGAGTAGCTCAATCTTGACCGAGTTAGGTAGCGCGGCCGAGTTCATCGAGCCGGCGCCCAACGCTCCCAACGCGGCCTCTAGCAGCGCAATGTCGAGCTTGTCAGCTAGTGGAGTCTCGTGCCCCTCTTGGAGCTTACGATTGAAGTAGCCAACAACCCAAGGGCGAACGGTACGCTCGAAGTCTTGAGCGCTGCATCGCGTCACCATGCGCTTCATCAACAGAAAGAACGCGACGTACCGACCTTCTCCATCGCGCGTCGGGTATTGACCGCTCAGGCTAGGCGAGTGGATGACGAACTTGCCCGGGTACTTCGCGACAGGTAGGCCATAAACACCAACCGTTGGCCCCATGTATTCGCTACCGGGACCAACTAGGCCCTGGTCGTAAATGTACACGTCCCACGAGGTCGGGTTCGATAGATTGAGCCGGCGCGAGTGGATAAAGCTTAGTCCGGCGATGTCCCACTGGCTAGAGGTCGGATGTTCCCACTTAATCTCGAGTCCACTAAGCCCGTACCAGTCAGCCCAGGCCAGTTGCTGGATGCGCTGCTTGAGGAAGGGGATGTTTTTGAACCCGACCTCGAACTGGCTAGCCACGGTCTTCGCCAGGTCGCGTTCGGTGTCGGTAGCATTATCACCCAACTCAGCGGGCTCGACACTGTACCGGCCACACGCGACGCCTAGAATCCTGGCGCGTACTACAGCGCGCGCGTCAGGGTCGTTCTCGAGTAACTCATCAAGCAGGTCGACGTACTGATAACGCCACCCGCTATTGCACAGCCGAAACGCGCTAGATACGTATTGTGCGGTAAGGTTCGCGCCGATGATGACCGGGAATCGGTCAATCTGTGGCGGCCGAGCGAATACGGACTGGTCGTTGATGACCGGAACAGGCGGGACGAGAGGCGGTGACAACTCAGCGGTCGGTGCACCGTATAGCTGCTCGATACCGGTGGCCAGCGCCGTTGTCTCGGGCAAGGCCTTGACCGCCGCGAGCTCACGTTCGAAGGCGTTTTCGCGTCGTCTAAAAGGCCACTTCATGGTCGTTACTTCCGTTGCGTTTTAGTCAGGTAGGCCTTGACGTATTGCGAGCAGATATCGTCTATCAATGCTTCGGCCTCGATATTTGTTTCGCTCACGGCGCTAGAACAGGTCCGTAACGAGCGCGGTGATGGCCGCTCGTAGTCTGGATAGGTGACGACGAGCGGGTGGTCAGCTGAGACTTTCATGCGATGGCCGAGAAGTGCTGGCGAACCATAGAGTTGATGTCGTAGTTAACTTCCTCAACCGGCGCGTTATCAATCCTATCGACCGCCAACACGAACGCGCTCACGATGTCACCGTGGACGTTACCCTTGTGCGGCGAGAATATACGGATACCGCCGCCTGATATCGGCTTCTTTACGACGTC